TATAATCCTGTAAAACTTGCGTATTATAGACGAAGCATATCATATACGATAAATAATGAGTAGCGTAACAAATAACGGTCTTTACAACAACAAAACGCGACAAATCGCAGAGATTGTCAAGTGCGGTAAAGACCCAGTTCATTTTTTTAACACATACGTAAAGATACAGCACCCAACAAGAGGAATGATTCCGTTTAAGACGTTTCCATTCCAAGATGATTGTGTTCAAGACTTTATAGAAAACAGATTCTGTATCGTTGTAAAAGGTCGTCAGCTTGGTCTTTCTACATTGACTGCAGCATACGCTGTTTGGCTTGCAATCTTTCAAAAAGACAAGAACATTCTTGTAATTGCAACAAAATTAAGCACTGCACAAAACTTTATTAAGAAAACAAAGACAATTGTTGCGAATTTACCAGACTGGCTGTTGATGCCACAAATAACAAAAAACAATCAACAAATAATAGAATTTAGTCACGGTTCATCTATCAAAGCAATTCCAACATCAGATGACGCAGGTCGATCAGAATCATTGTCATTATTAATTGTCGATGAAGCAGCATTCGTAAGAGACTTTGATACGCTTTGGACTGGTTTGTATCCTACAATTTCAACTGGCGGTAGAGCAATTTTATTATCAACACCAAACGGCGTTGGCGGTCAATATTATAAACTCTATAAAGATGCAGAAGCGCAAGTAAATGAATTCAAAGCGATTAGACTAAATTGGAATGTTCATCCTGAACATGACGAAGCATGGTTTAAGAATGAAACTAAAAACATGTCTCCTCGTCAAATTGCGCAAGAATATTTGTGTGATTTTGCTTCATCAGGAGAAACATTTTTAGGTGATGATGAGCTGAAGTGGCTGTTTTCAATGATTACGCCACCAAAAATGAGAGAAGGACACGATAGAAATATTTGGATTTGGAAGACACCATTCTCAGAACACAAATATATCATATCTGCAGACATTGCAAGAGGCGACGGCAAAGATTATTCAGCGTTTCATGTCATTGATCTCATGACAGGAGAAGTCGTTGCTGAATATAAAGGGAAGATTCCGCCTGACAAGTTTGGTGAGCTTTTGTCTGAGTGGGGTCACAAATACAATCGTGCTTTATTAATTCCCGAAAACAATTCATTTGGCTACGCGACAATTATAAAATTGCGCGACATGAATTATCCAAAAATGTATTATCAGAAGAGTAATGCAGTTTATATTGGTGACTATACACCGCCAAACGAAGCACAGCTTGCAGGATTCGTTACGTCAGGCAAGACGCGTTCATTGATTCTAACAAAATTAGAAGAATTGCTTAGAAATAAGCAGCTCATTTCGTATTCTTCAAGATTTTATGATGAATTAAAAACATTCGTGTGGAATGAAAATCGTGCGCAAGCAATGAAAGATGAGCATGATGACCTCGTTATGAGTTTAGCAATCGGATCATGGATATATGATGCTTCTGCAGAACACAGTAAAGATTCTGACGCATTAAATAGAGCAATGCTTGCAAGCATGTCAGTTAAATCGCTGGAGTTCGATGGCACTTCAACTGACTTATTGAATGACAGCAAGAATAAAATACAAAAAAACGCAGGAAACGATATTATGCTCGGTACGCGAAGGCTTAATCGATACAATATTCATCCTGACCTTTTGTGGATGTATAGATAAGAATAAGGGCTTTGATAAACGTGCATGATATAATATGCAAGTAGGTAAATAATGGCAAAAAACGACGAAAATATCTTTTTAAGACTGACGAAATTATTTAGAAGTGGTCCGACAGTCAAACGTCGCATCAAAGATTACACACCAAGCACAAAAAATACTTCTGCATTTGAGCTTTTTAGAAAAACACAAAGCCACGTATACAGCTCAGCAATGAGTGCATACGGATCTTATGACAGAATGGCACGATACTCTGACTTCCAAGAAATGGAGTACTGTGTAATTAGAAATACACTAATTGCAACTCCAGAATCGCAGAGCGGATTCATGACAATTGGTGAGCTTGCTGATATGTGTGATAAAGACCCAGACAAGTCATTCATTGTCTATTCATATGATCACGAGAAAAAACAAATCGTCCCCGCTGTCGGTAAACAAGCTCGTCAAACTCGAGTTGACCATGCTTGGAAAGTTACATTTGATAGCGGAAAAAGCATAACTGCAAGTGCTGAGCATCGATTGATGCTTCGCGACGGCACATATGCAAAAGTCGAAGACTTAAAGGTCGGCGATTCAATGATGCCTTTCTACAGGAAAGATTTGTTCGAAAATGCAAATTCAGGTAGAAATGGTTACCAATGGATTTACACAATGAATCCCGCAACAAATGGGTGGGAAAAAGAACATCGTCTTGTTGCAGAGTTTGTTGCAAATCGTAAATTAGCAGAAGACGAAGTTGTTCATCATATCAACTTCACAAAGCATGATAATAGACCACAAAATCTAAAAATAATGACGCAATCCACTCACAATTCATATCATTCAAATTTGAATAACAAAATCAAATGGAATGAAGAGACAAATTGTGAGTGGATTGATACGTTCAAGAAAAACCATGCAGAATGGTGTCGACAAAATGCACCGACTAAACGCAGAGATGTAACATTCGGTAGAATCTTAGAAGCATGCGAGCGCGTTGGATTCAAACCAATGTTAGTGTCGTCTGTGCTTGATATCGATATAAATTTATTGCATGAGCGATTAGTTGCGCAAGGCTTTGGCAGTTTTGATAAATTTGCTGAAGCATATCAAAATGGTCTTCTAGAAACGTATATTGACAAAAAGCCGGGGCTTTTAACACGTGATTTGTCATTAGACATGATAAAGGAAAACATTTCAGAAGAAGATACAAAGCGTTCACTTTCAGCTAAACTTGGATGCACAGTCAATGTCTTAGAAAAGTTCTTCGATAGACGACTTCAAAAAACATGGCGAGAATTTAGAAAAGAATTGGGATATGCAGCTGGGAAACATGAAAGTGGCGGTGGGCTGAAAGGAAATTATTCTGCTAGCCCAGAAGTCACACTCAAATCTATTTATGACGCATACACACCGGGACTTACGCTTCCACTGCTTTCTAAGAAATTAAATGTCAAAAAGCATGTTGTTTTATCTCGTCTAAGTGCTGCTGGTCATAAAAAATATTGCGAATTCACTGCGGGATACCAGAATCACAAAGTTGTTTCAATTGAATATATTGGAGAGCTTCCTCTATATGACTTGACCGTCGATGGTTATAAAAACTTTGCAACAGACTCTGTCATTTCTCACAACACGCCAGAAATTGCATCTGCGCTTGATATTTATGCAGAAGAATCAGTCGCGCCCGATGAACACGGCAATGTGTTGCACATCTATTCAGAAAACCCGAAAATCAATAAAATGCTCAACGAGCTTTTTTATGATACGTTGAATGTTAATTTTAACTTAACTTCATGGGTTAGAAACGTTTGTAAATACGGCGATTTCTTTTTATTCAATGACGTTTCACCAAATGAAGGCGTGATCAACGTTTATCCAATTGCTGTTAATGAAATTGAGCGCGAAGAAGGTTTTGATAAAGATGATCCGCTTGCAACAAGATTCCGCTGGATGACTCAAGGAAATCAGATTTTAGAAAACTGGCAAATTAGTCATTTTAGAATTTTAGGTAATGACGCATTTTTACCATACGGAACTTCTGTACTTGAAGCAGCAAGAAGAATTTGGCGACAATTAATTCTTATTGAAGATGCAATGCTTGTTTACAGAATTGTAAGAGCACCAGACAGAAGAGTTTTTTATATCGACGTTGGCAATATTCCGCCAGAAGAAATTCCAAACTACATGGAACAAGCACAGACACAATTGAAGAAAAATCAAGTCGTAGACAAAACAACTGGTCGCGTTGACTTGCGTTACAATCCGCTAAGCGTTGATGAAGACTATTTTTTGCCAGTTCGTGGAACTTCGACAGGAACAAAAATTGATACGCTTGCAGGCGGCAATAATACTGCAGCAGTTGAAGACGTTCAATATATTCAAAAGAAGCTTTTTGCAGCTTTGAAAATTCCAAAAGCATATTTGGGATATGACGAAGGGTTAGGTGCAAAAGCTACGCTTTCGCAAGAAGACATACGCTTTTCAAGATCAATCAACAGAATTCAAAGAACGATTCTGTCAGAACTAAATAAAATTGCAATCATTCATTTGCACGCGCATGGTTTTGAAGGTGCAGATTTGCTAGATTTTGATTTAAAATTGACGAATCCATCGACAATTGCGCAACAACAAAAACTCGAACTATACAACACAAAATTCACAATTGCACAATCAGCAAACTCTGTCGAAGGTCTTGTTGACAAGAAGTGGATAAGAAAGAATGTCTTTATGATGTCTGATCAAGAAATTCGTGGAATTGAACGCGGGCTAATGGACGACAAAGAATTGTCGCTTAAGATTGAATCAATTCAGCTCGACAATGGTGAAGGGCAAGAATCACAAGAACTTAATTCTGCACAGCCAAGCGATATGGGATCGCTTTCAGCAGCACCTATTCCTGGCGCAGAACAACAGCCCGAGCCAACAGAACCAACTGAACTCTCTGGCGAGCAAGTACCAGTATCAGAGACTGATGTTCCTTCTCATGGAAAGACATCATATCCTGTCAAGCCAATTAGTAGGCTTTCTTTGACAAAGAGCTTGTTGGGTGAAACGGCACCAGGCCCAAATTATGCAGAACGCGAACAAAAGAACAAAGCAAGAAGAACGCACAACACAACAACAGACCATTTGAAGCTCGTATCACACGATCCGAAGAAACAAAGCGATTCTATTACTCATCCGTTCGGTCACAAGAACGATTTGATAAATCCTTTCAAAAATGATATGTTAGAAAATGACGATATTGTAGTTGATGAATACTTAGAAAAGAATATATCATTTAACAATAAGAAAATAGAAGAAGTAGACAAATTACTAAAAAGCTTATCACAAAAAACAAATAACTCTGGGTCTAATATACCGGGGGACGAAAAATGAATCACAACAAAAAACGAAACGTCGGTATAATTTATGAACTTTTAGTTCGTGCAATTTCTGCATATCTTGTCGAAGGTGACAAAGCTAGAGCACAAAAAGCACTTAATATATTGACTAGTCACTACAATAAGAATACCGAGCTTTTTAAGGAGTTTCGTCTTTTTAATGCTTTGTCAAAAACAACAATAAAAGAGTCAGCAATCGTTGCGACAATTTTGGCTGAGTCGCGTGCTGCTGTGCGAAGATTTAATCAATTCCAAATAGACAAAGAAAAATCAAATCTAATAAAAGAGATAAATCATACATTGGTCGATGATATGTTTTACAGACGTAATATCCCCAATTACAGAGTATATGCAACTATTCAAACATTACTCAATGAATGGTCGCTTGGTGATAAATCAAATCTTGCTGAGGCGATTGTGATTGAATCAAAACTAGTTGAGTGGCTATCATCTGACAAAGTCGAAGAGTCTTATGACGATGAAGTAAATCATGATGTTGATGCGCTTGTCGTCAAACTTATGAATGAAAAATTCAATCAAAAATATGATGACAAGCTTACACAAAATCAAAAGCAACTTATCAACGAGTATGTGTTTTCATTAGAAAATGATAACGGTACATCAATAAAATGTAAGGCGTTAGAAATAAAGAGAAATGCAATTCTGCAGATAAATGAAATTGAAAAGAATGAACAAAATCAAGTATTACAAGAAAAAATTCAAATTGTCAAAAATAAAATTGACAAGCTTGATTTAACAGAATCAATTGATGATGAGAAATTGTCACGTTTAATGACGCTTACTCAATTGATTCAAGAAATAAAGGAGACATAATGTCACTTACGCTTTTAAAAGATTGGACTCCACTGCAGTACAATCCGTCAGTTATCAAAGAAGCAAAAAACCAAAATGGTGGGAAAGTCATTTTGAAGGGAATTATTCAAAGAGCAGACACAATCAATCAAAATGGTCGTATTTATCCACGAGGAATTCTTGAAAGAGAGATTATCAATTATCAAAAATTTATTCGTGAAAATCGTGCGCTCGGGGAATGCGATCATCCAGAACAGTCTGTTGTTGAATTAAAGAATGTTTCACATATAATTCGTGAAGCAAGAATGGATGGCGACAATGTGTTTGGTGTTGTTGAATTGCTTGATACACCGAGCGGAAAAATATTACAAAGCCTTGTTGAAAGCGGTGTTACGTTAGGAATTTCTTCCCGCGGCGTTGGATCAACAAAGCAACAAGGAAGTGCGTTGATCGTGCAAGAAGATTTTCAACTGATTTGTTTTGATATTGTTTCAGAACCATCAACGCCTGGCGCATTTATTAATGAATCACTTCGCAAAATAAATAGTAAAGAATTGAAACAATCATTTAATAAATCCGATCGTATTGATAGAATCTTTAATGACATATTGACATGGAAATAAAATGAAATTATCAAGAGACGAGCTAAAGGGAATTGTTAAAGAATGTCTTGTTGAAATTCTATCAGAAGGTCTTGTGAGTTCTACTGCAGCAATAAATGAATCAAGGGCGCAAAGAAATGTTGCGCCTCAAAGAACTTTGCAAGAAATTCCACGATCAAATGTTAATGAAAAAATAAATTTTCTACCAAAACAAACACAACAACAGCATGCACAACAAAAATCACAAATTGACAGAAATGCAATAAAAATTGCAACTGCAGACCCGCTTTTACAAGAAATGCTTGCAGACACTGCATTAAATGGAACAGCAATTCTTGACGAAGCTAGAGGACAAAATTATGCAAATGCAGCAGTTGCAATTAATGGCGATGCTGCTGCAAAAGCGATGGCGAAAAATGATCCAACAGAAATATTTAGCGATAGTGCATCAAAGTGGGCAACTTTGGCATTCGCAGAAAAAAAGAAAGCAATTTAATTCAAAATTGCAAAATTCACTATAATTAGTAATAGCCTTTTAGGAGATTAAATGTCAACTGTAAAACTTACACCCGATATGTTAAAGCGTATCGTACTCGAAGAGAAAAAGAAATTAGATGCTGCTTCTGCAAAAAAGAAACTTGATAAATCAGCTTTGAAAGATCTAGAAATGGATATGGACGAAGCAGACTTTGCTTCTGGCAAAGTTGTTAAAGCCGAAAAACCACCTAAAGGTCATGGCGCTGGTGATGTAACTCAATATAAGACTTTGAAGAAACTCGAAGAGAATCTTATCAAGAAATTGCAAGAAGTTCGTGAGAACAGAATTGCACTACGCAGAAAAATTCTCGCAGGCAAATAAGCAGAGAATATAGTTAAAACAAACAATGATTGCTTTGAGGTTATAAAATGTCATCAATGAAAACAGCAACAGTGTCACCCGACGGTGGAGCAAGAATTGGTGGCGGGATGGGTCGTAGAAATGACACAAACCTCAAAGCAATTTTTGCTGAGTCGCCTCTATTTGCAGAATATACAGAAATTGCAGTTAAAAATATTGGAATCTCAGCATTAAATGGAAACGGTGGCCCAGGCGACAATGTATTAAGCTTGGGTGTTTCAAATGGTGAAATCAAAGATTCAACATCATATTACGGATTTTCTGATCCTGTGAATTTGAATTTTACTGGTGCGCCGGATATTGAAAATGAAGTTCCTACGGGTGGTGGTGGACTTCCTGCTTCACCATGGGTTCCAAATCTTTCATCCACACCAAATGTTGCAGATCCAACAACACAACCTGCCTATGCAGGTGATCTTCCACGAAGAGGAAATCAAGTCGGGTCAGGTCTTGGATCACAAGTTTCTCCGTCTGACACGTCAGCTGGCATTTCAACACAAACAATTGGCGCTTACATATCAGGCAAATCATATCTTGGTAGTGTCGGTGCCTACTCTTCATAATGATTCCGACAAGATCAGGTGACATGGGTTCATCTGGAAAAGATGCGAATGCTGGCGGTGGGTATGGAACGATTGTCAACAAAGCAGCCGGGAAAAATTATTTTACACAAAGCACATACCCATATCATGAAAAGCTTTCGATATTAGATGATTTTGACAGTGAAGACGAAGATACATTTGAAAAAGTTGCAAGAAAAATTGACATGTCAAATATTGCAAAGCCTTCTGCGCCTGGCAGAACAGATAGAAGCACATTCACAAAGATGCGCTTAGATATACATGAAAGTGTTGATACATTGAATGCAATGCAAGGTATGGTTCCGTTTCCATTCTCTAAATTGTACAAAAAATTCTCTGGGCCGCCGATGGGTGGATTTAGCACGGCAACTTCATATACGACTGGGCCGGGAAGATCATTGCGCGGAACAACACATGGCTGGTCAAAAGCGCCAGATGATCACACAGATGAAAATTCAATTTCTATCTATCACATAAATGATATGATAGATCCAGACATGAAATCGATAATAAAATCAAATTTAACAATCAAAAAAAATCAAAAAAAATCAAACTAACAGCATAGTTAATTTTTGTATAGGAGAGTAAATGTCAAAATCGCTGTTTGAAGAAGCTATCGCAGACGCAAAACAATTGCGCGCTGTCGCTGAACAAAACGCGAAGAATGCAATCATTGAAGCTGTAACTCCTAAACTAAAACAGTTTATTGAACAACAACTCACTGGCAATTTAACAGAATCATCATCGGGTGATTTTTTAATGTCATCTCTATCTGAAGTAGACGATATTGAAGAAAATGACAGTATGAAAGAAAAAGAAGTTGTTGATGAAGAAGTTGAGCTAAGTGAGTCTGCACTTTCTGCGCTTATGGAACTAATGAATAAAGAAAAAGTTGATGAAGAAAAATCTGCAACGAAAAGCGCATTCGATTCATTATCAGAAGCAGAACAGTCAGCTATTATGGACATAGTTAAAAACAAAAACAAGCAAGAAGTGCTTGAAATTGATCTTAATAAAAAAGAAACGATGCCTTCAAAGACATCAGGGGATAAAAAAATGAGCGTCAAAAAGAACGATCTATATGAATTAGATCTTGATGAGCTAAATGAAGACAAAATTACAATTGATTTTGGTAAAGATGTAACATTTGATCGTGAAAATCCATACTCTGTGCTAGTTTCAGACTCTGACGAAGAGGATGAGGATGTTGCACTTTCTGGTGATATGCCCGCAGAAGAGCCTGCTGATGACGCCGGCGATTTCGAAGGTATGGATTTTGATGCAGAAGATACAGAATCTGGCGAGAGTGATTCAGATGGCGAAACGCCACTTCCCGACGAAGAAGAGGAAGAAGAGGAAGAAGAGTCAGCAGAACCAGCAGACGAAAATACAATGTTTGAAATTGATGAAAGTATGCTTCGCAAGACTTTGACAGCACTTCGTGAAGGCAAATCATCAAAAGAAACAGGCAAAACATCATCACACGCAAAAGCAGCTGCAAAAGCTTTCGGCGGTGGTGACCTTAAAGACATGGACGAAGTTGTGATGAACAAATTCGCAAAACTTAAGGAATCTTTTAACGATGAGGTCCGCAAAAATCGAGGCCTCGCGCAGCAGCTCAATGAATACAGGAGCGCAGTAGAAACCCTCCGTGAGCAACTCTCAGAACTGAACTTATTTAATGCAAAATTGCTTTATGTCAACAAGCTTACACAAAATAAAGATTTGTCATCTTCACAAAGACGATCAATTATGGAAGCTCTCGACGGTGCAAAAACCATTAGAGAAGCAAAGTTACTTTACAGAAGTTTATCTGAATCGCTTAACAAGAGCAATCCGGCATCTTTGAGTGAGTCACGTAAACTTACACCAGGCGGCTCAAGCCGCGCAACAACTTCTGGCGCCTCATCACGCATTGATGAATCAGCCACGATCTTGTCACGCTGGTCAACGTTGGCTGGAATTAACAAGTAAACAATTTAGGAGTATTTCAAAATGTCAAAAACATTTTCTCTCAACACGCTCACCGAGGGAATTTCTGACCGCAACAATTCGGCAGAAGGTCAACGCCTCGTTGAGAAATGGACCAAAACTGGTCTTCTTCGCGGTCTCGATGGCGTAAAACGCGACAATATGGCACGTCTTCTTGAAAATCAAGCAGCTCAAGTTCTTCGTGAGTCTAACTCACTTTCAACTGGCGGCGGAAATCTTACATCAGGCGGCGATATCCGTGGTTTTACATCAATCGCATTCCCAATCGTACGTAGAGTATTCGGCGGATTGGTCGCAAATGAGTTGGTTTCTATCCAACCCATGAGCCTTCCATCAGGCCTCTTGTTCTACCTCGATTACACATACGGTACAAACGTAGGTGGCGATTCATCAATCACTGATGGCTCTGGCGCTTCAACATATGCACAAACATATACTGCAGGTCAGTCTATCTACACATTGCCCACTGGCAAAGGAATCCGTAGCGGTTCAAATGCAACAGGCGGTCAATACGACTTGGTTGGCACATCTTACTCTAAAGTTCACAAAACTGCAGCAGTAACATTGCTAGCTTCAGGCGCATTCCACACCTCTGCAGGCGTTTCATCATCAACTCTCGTCTCAGGCCAAGTAGCTTATGCAACCGGTACAGACGGTCGTTACTTGCAGTACGATCCTCAAGTTACTTCACTTATTGAGGCAAACTCAAACGGTGCAGGTGCTTCTACTGGTAACGGTGTCTTCTCATTCCTCGTAGTTGATCTTTCTGGTCTTACTACTTTTGATATGACACAAGCAAAAGACTTCTCAGTCTATTCTGCAACACGTACCACAACAGGCCTCGGCGCAGTACCCAACACTGTACAGGGTGGAACAAACGTTCTTAACGTTCGTCGACTCAATCAGCTCGGTACTTACTCTGGCGGCGTCTTCACAGTCAACCCTCTTGCTGATGTTTCAACATCAGGCGTTGCAATGCTTTGCGTTGTTTCAGGTGTAATGGCAGCTGCAGCTTCTCCAGGCTTGCAATTGACTGCATCTTACGCGATCGCAGATTCATTCGGCGCTACCGCAGCTACTGGCGATACTCTCGTCATTCCAAGCTTCGAGTCTGACTTCGGTGCAACTCCTGCTCCTCTCATTCCTGAGATTGACATCAAGATTGAATCAATTGCAGTAACTGCAACAACCCGTAAGCTCCGTGCTCGCTGGTCGCCAGAACTCGCACAAGATCTCAATGCATACCACTCGCTAGACGCTGAAGTAGAACTTACTCAGATTCTTTCTGAGCAGATTGCACTTGAACTTGATCGTGAGATTCTTAACGACTTGCTCACACAAGCAAACGGTGCTTCACTCTACTGGTCGCGTTCACCTGGTAAGTTTGTTAACAAACAAACTGGTGCAGAAATCACTCGTGCTTCTTCACTCAACCCCGGCCCGAACTTCACTGGTAACGTCCGTGAATGGTATGAGACCCTCATCGAGACAGTCATCGATGCATCAAATGAAATCCACAGAAAAACCCTCCGCGGCTCTGCAAACTTCATGGTTGTATCACCTGACGTATCGACGATTCTCGAAGCATCTGTTGCTTACAAACCGCACTACTCGTTAGACGGTCAAGGTCAAGTCGGTTCTTCATTCTCGATTGGCGCAACTCCAATCGGTAGCCTCAGCAACCGCTTCACAGTTTACAAAGACCCTTACTTCCCACGTAACAAGATCCTTCTTGGCTACAAGGGCGGAAGCTACCTTGAAACTGGTTATGTGTACGCACCTTACGTACCGCTTATTGTCACCCCGACAATATTCGCTCCGGAAGACTTTACTCCGAGAAAGGGTGTCATGACACGTTACGGTAAGCAGATGGTTCGTTCCGACTTCTTCGCAACAGTCACTGTGCTCGATCTCAACATCATCTAATAGTAATTCAAGTTACATTATTTAGAAATTAAGACTTAACAAGTAACGTAGTAAAACAACGCACCAAGCATTATAATGCTTGGTGCGTTTATTTTTATTTGCACATTAACAATTAAACAACACTGGAAGTTAACATAATGGAATCACATACTTGCAAAATATGCAATCAAACATTCGAAACAGGTAAAAAACTATCAAATCATATTTCATCAAATCATAAAATCGACAGCATAGAATATACAATAAAATGTTGCTACAATGGAATTCGTCCTCTTTGCAAAAATTGCGGTAAAGAAACAAGATATGTTGCATTTTCATTTAAACAATTTTGTAAAGATTGTTCACATGTTGCAGAAAAATTAGGCGGTCAAAAAGGTGGTAAAGCGCCAGCCTGGAATTCAGGTTTGACAAAAGAAACAGACGAGAGGCTTGCAAAACAAGCTGCAGCACAGACGGGTGAAAATAACGCATTCTGGGGACGACAACATACAGAAACATCGATTCAAAAAATGAGAGTAAAACAGACTTCAAATGCAATTAGATTGATGAGTGAAGGAAAAATCGGTCCAAAGAAATATAAGTCTTGCTTTAAGTTTAATCCATTTACTCAAAAAGATGAATGGATGCACTCGTCGTGGGAAACAAAATTCCTAGATGAGTGCATCAATGAGAATATACCAGTGTATAAAAATGCAAAATTTACAATATCGTATATTGCAAAAGACAATATTGAACGTCAATATGTACCTGATTTTTTAACGCTCGATGATTCGACAATATATGAAGTCAAAGGTGTTTGCACAGATGCAGACTTGTTAAAATTCGACGCTGCGAAAAAATGGTGCGATGAAAGAAACATGAAATTTATTGTTATAAGTTATGATAGTCATCATAACAAACGAAAAATAATTTTTCAATCAAGCCAAAGTTAATTCGTAACATTTGCAAATTTAACATACGCTCAGATATATAAAGAATATGCAAATATAAATTTGCAACAAGGAGTACATATATCATGGGCGTAAAACTTACATACAATTCAACGGCAGGTCTTAGTCAAACAGTAGGCACAGGCGTTGATTTTCAAACAGACGCAATTTCATTTAACGCATTCCCGACTGTTCCAGTCCAAACAATTACAACTTCTGCAACTGTAACAAAGCCAGGCGTTTACACGATTTCTGGTTCTACAGCATTGACTGTTGTAATGCCACTTGCATCAGACGTACCCGGTGGGTATTTCGTATTTAGAAATGCATCAGTGCATGCACATTCATTGACCGGCTCGGCAGAAACTTCTGGCGTCAAAGTATTCGTCGGCGGATTTAACATCAGCGGTTCTGATGGTAGCAGAATTTCAACTGCAGCGACTCTAAATGCATCAGTGTCACTACGTTCTGATGGCGCTCGCTATTGCCTTTCAGCACACAATGGTACAGTGACATTCGCTGGCATCTAGTTTTTAAATCAACATAACTTTGAAAGCGCATGACAAAAATCATGCGCTTTCTTTGTTTTTGAATACTTAATAACATGAGAAAAAGGATAAACATGGCAATCATTCCCTTGACAGAACAACAAATTCACGTTTTACAAATGTCACTTAAAAAAGAAGCGTCGCGAATTCAAAAACTTGCAGATTCAGCTGTCGCAACTGTTAAATCAGCTGCTATTGAAATTGAAAAAGACGTTGCAGAAGTCAAAGAGTCTGTTGAATCAATTGTTGAAGCTGCACAAGAAGTTTCGCAACAAGTTCAAAAAGCTCAACGTGGCTTTAAAAAGAAATCAGCAGAATAATACAGATAACTTCTGTTGAATCTTAAGACCAAATCAATGGTGACATATTGTTGCGCTTTAAGATTCAACAGAATAACACTAGAATTCATTTATGAAATATCGATTGCTACGTGAGCTTATCTTAGAAATCATCAAAAAGTCTGGTGATGAGTGGATTGTTTATCCAAAAAATGGTGGAAAACGATTAGGTACACATAAGTCGAAAAAGGCTGCACTTCGACAGCTTAAAGCAATAGAAATATCAAAAACAAACAAAGCAGGCAAAAATTAGCCTGCTTTGTTTTTCAATTGCGATTAACGTGCTTCAAATACTAATGTGTTAAACATGACTGTTGTTAGACCATCGCCACCGAATGTAACAGGTCTAACCCACACATCAGACCCAGACGTAGAACCCGTTAGCGTGCCTGTGATTGGGAACCATGCAGTTGCTTGTGCAGCAACTGTGTTAAACATAAGTGAAGGATTGTTTGTTAATGTTGTAAACCAGCTCCATGACGCTTGGTCACGACTCCATTGAAAGCCAATTGAGCCAGTGAAGCTTCCTGTTGATGATCCACTCGTATACGCACATGCTCTTACGTCTGTGTAAGAAGTAAAATCAAATTTCGTACGAAACATTGAATTTCGAAATTCAGAAACTGCGGGCGGCATATTAACACACGGAATAAGATTAGTATCTGTTATAGACAAACAAACTGTTGTTGACATCGTAACCTCCATTGTTTAATTATCATAAACAAATTACATAATTTAACTTTGTAATACTTTGTACTGTATAAAAAATTCATTTATTTCATTTCTAAAATGTAAGATATTTAATATTGGGCGGTATTGATGTCAACTTTTACAACTACAGACTCACCAACGCCATTTGGCGTGTTTGATTCAGACACAACGTTTCAATCAGACGCTGATAAGATGGTTGTTTTTGTCAAAAGAAAGCTGGGTGACGACGTTTTAAGCGTTGAATTAACAAAAAAACAAATTTGGGCAAACTTAGAAGAAGCGTGTTTTGAATACAGCAATATTCTTAACCAATATCAAGCAAAATCGACATTGTTAAATTATTTGGGATATTCGACGGGCTCACAATCAGGACTTGAAGCTGCATTTCCAAGAGAAAACTTAGAATATCTTGCACGTTTCGCGGATCCATATGCATCTGAGGCGGGTATTGGTGGATCGTACAACATGTACTCAGGTTCTATTGCATTAATCCCAGGACAACAAGATTATGATTTATATACAGACTTAAAAAATGCTAGCGGAACTGCACTTTATAGTTCTGCGTCTAATTCTTCACCAAAATCGAAAATGAGAATAATGGAAGTGTTCCATTTTAATCCACAAGCAGCATATCGCTTTTTTGATACGACATCAGCAACGAATTATTTAAACAATGAATTTAGCTTTGAATCATTCACACCAGAAACAATATTTTATGTTTTGCCCGTTTTTGAAGATATTCTTCGTGCAGGTCAGCTTGATTTATCAAACAGAGTAAGACGATCAAATTATTCTTATGAAGTCATTGGCACAAAAATAAGAATTTTTCCAATGCCGACGTCACTTTCAGCAATAGGAAGAAATTTATTTGTTAGAGTCAAGTTTTGGAACAATCCAATAAATCCTGCATTTCAAGATGAAACGATATGGGGTGTCAACAATCTTTCAAATGTTCCATTTGGTAATTTAACATATGCAAGAATTAATAGCATGGGTCTACAGTGGATAAGACAATATACACTTGCGCTATCGATGGAACAGTTAGGTATGATAAGAAATAAGTTTACGTCAGTTCCAATTCCAGGAGGTACAGTTACTTTAAATGGCGCTGATCTTGTTGGCAAAGGACGCGATGACAAAAAAGAATTAATTGCTAAGCTCAAAGAAATGCTTGAAACGCTGACATATGATAAACTAATTGAGAATGCAGCAAATCGTTCTGAGAATATCATGAAACAACTTTCTAAGATTCCTATTCCTAATGGAAAAGCAATCTTCACAGGATAATAATGGCCCGCTTATTCATATCAGAGCGTGAAATTGATTTTATTAATGACATTGCAAAAGAAATTGTCAAAGACGTAATTGGGCAAAAAATCTATTACTTTGCAATTAGCAATATCAAATCAAATGTGCATGATGTCTACGAAGAGTCACCTGATAAAATTTTTGAAAATCCAATATGTATTGACGCACTTGTAAAATATTCACCGCAAGATGTTAGAACAAATAGATTTGGCTCTGAAGAGTACTATACTATTGAATGTTACATTCAGTATAGAGATTTGCTTGATAAGCAAATTGCTGTCCACGAGGGCGATTTCTTCTCATACGGCGATACGTTTTTTGAAGTTATTAAAGCACCAAAATCTGATGTTATTTTTGGTCAAGTTGAACACAAGACATACGTAACACTAACAGGTAAACAATCAAGAAAGGGCCAGTTTTTGTCAAAAATATTTGGACCGACGTCAGAACAATATTCAGACGAAGATGCAATTCAAACAACATTCGTTCAACAGCGCGGTGCTAAAGAAAATCGCCTTGGAGAAACAGGTGATGTTAGAGACATGCAAAAGAAAGGAATTCTTGATGCTCCGCTATCTGGCCCAGCTGAAGTATCTCCCAGAGGCGATAACGGCTCTAGATCTTCATTCTATGACGAGACTTAAAAATGCCGCCTAAAGAAAAATTAAAAAAGGGATATGAAGGGTTTAATGTACCTGATGACTTTAATCTTCCACCTTGCGGAATTGAAGATGTTGATAGAGCTGTGTTTGAATTATTTGACAAACGATTAGCATTTGAAGTCAAAGTCAAAGAAGCAACTGTTAAAGTACCAGTTGTCTTTGCTGCAGGAGAAAGATTTGCTTTAACAAAAAGAGCAAAACCGATAAGAGATAAAAACAATGCATTGATTTTGCCACTTATCGCATTAAAACGCACAAACATCGGACATAGAACAGAGTCAGAAGTTGGTGGCACTGCGATTTCATTTCGTCAAACTGGCGATTATATCATAAGACGTCGTCTTGATGCGACAGATAGAAATTATCAAAACATAGTAAACAAACTATCAGTAAAAAATCAAGACAATGTTACATCAAGAAGCCATTTTATTGAAAATCAAGTTTCTCCTGGGCAGTTATCTATTCCGGGCACGACTTCATCGAGAAGAAATGGTAGCGGAATTGCATATGGCTCTGGTAAATTAAACACTCCGCTAGACAAGTCAAATTTAGGTCAAAACATCTTTGAGATTATCACAATACCGTACCCACAGTTTGTTGGATTAACATATAATGTTGTGTTCTGGACACAATATATGCAACAAATGAATCAGCTGCTTGAAACGCTAATGATGAAATTTGATGGTCAAGGGCATGAATTTCAAATAACAACTAACAAAGGTTACGTATTTACTGCATTTGTTCAAGGACCGTTTGGTAATAGCGATAACTTTGATAACTATACAGACGAAGAAAGAATTATCAAATACAGCTTTGACATAAAAGTGCCAGCATACATTCTTGCGCCCGCACATCCTGGTCTCGGAACTCCATTTAGAAAGTTCCAATCAGCACCTGAAGTCAATTTTGGTATCTATGAGTCGCGAACTCAAATAGCAGAAAAACAAGATAAAGTATCTGCAGAAAGTCATGTTAATAAATTCATATTGTCAGATTTGCACAATCTTGACGCAGACGGTAATCAAATTCTTTCACGCGGCGAAGATTATGTCAAAGCTGTTGTCAAGAATGGTGAAAAAAATGACTATGAAAAAATCATTTATCGTGATGCAAGATCAGGCGAACAAATAGTTACTGCTAGAAAGGTTTCTCTAATAGAAGATGATAAGATTTAGAGATTTCTTCATAGTGACGGGATATTTATAGTTAAAGTGCGTACGGAGCAAAAATGGCCGAAATAACTTATCGTTCTCCTGGGTTTTTTGATACGGAGACTGATCTTTCAGTGAGTACTGCAGTGGGCGTAACTGCAACTCCTGCTGGCGTTGTCGGGCCAAGTCCAACAGGTCCCGCTTTCGTGCCTGTAACTGTCACGTCAACTGCAGATTTTCTTAATCAATTTGTTGGAACTTCGCAAGAAAAAAATAATTCATACTATGCTGCACAAGAATTCTTCAAAAGCGGTAATGCTTTAACGTTTGTAAGAACGCTCGGCGTCGGATCAAACTCAACACTTAGCGATATCACCACTACACAAGCACAGGGAACTGCAAAAGGTGCAGGTTTTGTTATTACAGGATCTACAACATATGACAATAAAACGCAGGGAACTGTACAATTCATTGTTGCAAATCATGATGTCAACTCTTCACTAAACTGCTCGTATCCAATTCTTATTGACAACGATAGCTTTGGCGCGACACCCGCAGGTGGATCAGCAAAACTTGTAAGAGGCATGTTGTTATTCCCAACAGGAACGCGAGCACAAATTCTAAGCCACGATCAATACTACACACCTTCAAACGTCATAGACGATGCTGCAACTATTCAATCGACAACGACTGCTCAAAATTACAATACATTTAAACTTGTAATTTCATCTTCTGCAACAGGATTTGGAACAGCAGATGGTTACACTGGGATCAAGATTTACACAGCATCACTTGACGTTTCAAGCCCGTCATATATTGGAAACGTTTTAAATACTTCTCCTTCATTATTTCAAGAAAAGCAACACATACTTTACTTTGATTATGCAGTTGAAAAAGAAATTGCATCTGTTTCAACTGCAACAGATAGCGTTGCATTATTATCTGGCTCATTGAATACATCAAATCGTTCGGGAATTCCTACGCAGCGATTTATTGATGCATTTGGTCGCTTTGATTCAAGATTCACGTCAGCAAAGACAACAAAATTTATTTCGCAACCTTATGGAAAGTCAGAATATGACTTGTTTCACTTTGAAACAATAAGTGATGGTGCTGCAGCAAACGAGTTATTTAAAGTCTCTATTACAAACTTGAAGCGCTCAACAGACCCACAAAATCCTTGGGGAACGTTTACAGTGCAAATAAGAGATTTCGCAGATGACGACTTAAACCAAAAAGTACTCGAGCAATATCCGAATTGCACGCTAAATCCAGATGACGATCAGTATATTGCCAAAGTTATTGGTGACAAGAAAGTTTATTACAATTTTGATGCAACTAATACGCTCGATAGAAATTTTGTTTCATCTGGCAAGTACCCAAATAACTCAACAAGAGTTAGAGTCGTTGTATCAAATGATGTTTCGACAAAAAATATTCCAAAAACTGCATTACCATTCGGATTCAGAGGAATTCAGACACAGAAATTTACGTCAGGTTTGACTGATACTGACTTGCCTGATTTAAGCAATCGTTTAAGTGGTGTTTTGTCAGGTACAGCATTGTCACTTACGTCATCAATTGTCCCGCCGATTCCAATGCGTTACAAAGTAACTTTAGGTGCTACGACATCTTCACCAGCATTTACGGGGTCAGTTGGCACTTCTGAGTCGGTAAATGGTAATCTTTATTGGGGCGTCAAATACGATTTGTTCCCATCTACAAACGATTCATTGGGCGCAGGCGCAATCTATCAATCAAATGCGCCGACGTCAATCAACCCATTGATCAAGACATACGCAAATTTCCCGGGAATTGAAAAACTTGACACGCTTGTAACAGGATCTGCTGCAGATGCATTGAATAATAACAAGTTTAGCTTGTCACGTATTGCATTGTACAATTCTAAGGGTTCGGGCACTGCACTCCAAGCAGCGGTCAATAATTTGACTGGTACACTTGAACAACACATGGAAAATGCAGTCTACATTAGAAATGCTACACCAGATGTTGCAGACGGAACAGTCACAGACGGTTCTATTACAGGTAGATTAACATTCGGAACAATGGCACTTATCACATCATCTTCAATATTTAATCGTTTTTCACCATATATGAAATTTACTAACATGTTTTATGGTGGTTTCGATGGTTTAAATATTCTTGATGCTGACATGTCAGCGATGAATGATAAAGCAACTTCGAATGAGACATTAGGAAAAGCAAAGTCAGGTCTTAATATCGGTCTGAATACTACAGCTAACTTCTACACATCAGGACCGACAAATGCGCTTGTAAGTGCATATCGTGCTGGTGTAGATATCGTTACTAATGGCGGCACTTCTAAAGTAAACATCGTTACAGTAC